AGCTTTTTCTGTTTGAATATCAATTTCAGAAGGAAATGCGTTCTTTAATATCTCGTTACTAATTGTTTCTCCAGTAGACAAATCTTTTAAAGCCGGAATATTTGCTCCATTAAATCCTACATCAAAATATCTAATTAAAGGATTTTGACCGGGTTTGTAAGAGAAGGGCATTGTTGACTTATATAGAGTATTAATAACATTATCTACATCTTTTGGTATAATAGCGACGTAAGAATTACCAATAACCTCATCCATAAATTCATCAATGCTTAAGTCCCCCTTGCCCATTATAACGCCTAGTGCGAGTCTAGAAATATAAGACGTTGGAGGCGTATGTTCATATACCCAGTTTTTTGGGTCTTTGCTATAACCATTAGGGTCAGCTACATATCTTAGTTCAGCGGCTACTTTTAATGGGGAAGCCATCGAACCGCCTAAGCTTTTGAATATTAACCCTAATTGCGTGTTAGTTATACTTCCGGCTTTGTACATACCTTGCAAAGTCTCCATCATTGTTTTAAGATCCTCACGGGCTTTTTCTGAAATATCTTTTCTATCTTTATATTTTATGCTATCTAGATTACCGGTTTCTATAAAATTAGCAATATCATCCGCTGATGTATCTTGAATAGCGGAGCTAATATCCATATTAACTTTTTCGCCTTTGTATGTTATTGTTTTGCCTTTGCCGGATTTAGCTAAAGAAAAATCTTTATAGCCTTTTAAAAAAGCATTATAAAACCCTTCCTGAGTATTAAACATACTTTGCCCGGTTCCGTATGAAAACCCCCTACTAAATAACCTAGTAAATAATCGGTTAGCTGACGCTGCACTCATTTTATTTTCTTTATTTAGATAGCCCGCAAATGCTTTGCGGAAGGATACCATACTATCTTGCGCTGCTTTCCTGTGCTTTCCAGATTTATACCATAATGAACTCACTGGTATGCCTAAAATTTTAGCATACGATTCCTCCTTAGAAAACGCTTCGAATACTCTTCTATTAGCATAATCTTCAAAGCTCTCGTCTTGTTTAGGTCCGTAGGCTACCGCTTTGCCTTTTTGACTTGAGTCTGAATAATAATTATATAAATTTCTTACAGCGTTTATTATAGTAATTTTATCTTTTGCGTCAAAATCATCTTCAGGGTAATATTCATGGAATTTCAATTCTGGATCTTCCCCATTGGTTAGTGACTTTACATAATTCATGAATGCATTACCGTCAACACCTCTTATTTTAGATTTTACATCTTCAGGCAACTTATTAAGGTCAGCCATGGTCTCTCTAACGGGTTTACTAAGCTTAACATTTCCTCTGTCTGAAGACACTTTAAATATAGTGGCAAAATTGTTTAACATCTCATAGCCTAATCTTTCTTGGTTTGTGGCTATAGCATCAAAAATTGGACCTTCATTTGCTAAATCATTATTAATAATATCAAAAGCAAGTTCTTCAGCAATCGCTTTAGCCCATGATTCTTTTCTACCTCTAATAGGATTTCCATCAGCTTCTAATAATTGTCCCAAATAATCTGCATCAGAAACATTATTAAAAACATTTGGCAAACGTCTTGATAATTCTGCTCCAGACGTACGTCCTGCATTATCTGTAGATACAGATTCACGATCTATTTTTTGACCTACCCAATCAGGATAGCTTACCCATTTGCCATCAATTTTCTTTTGAATAGCTTGTGGTATGCCTCCTTTACCGTCTAACCCCATTAACCATGTAGTAGTCATGTTTTCAAGTACATACCGCTTATGATCTAATGCCCATTTACGCAATACACCATCTTTTTTACCTCCCATTATAGTTTTAAGATCTATATCAAGCTGTTTACCCATTGCGTCTCTTATCTCCGAAATAATTGGCGTAACAGTTCGATTTAATGACACAGGAGCATCAATACGATTTTTCAATGTTCTTACAACAGTTAATATCTTATTTTCAGCTGTTTTAAGCTGCTCTGGAGTAAGTAATTTAGATTCTAATGCATTCTTATATGTAGGCTTCTCTTTGGCTGATTCTATAAAGCCTGAGTCTGCCGTTTCAGTAGCCATCAGTCCTTTTTCTTCAGTAGCATCTTTTTTAAAATCCCTGTCTAATACTCTCCTTGAAGCGGTAATAGCTCTTACTGGCAAGTATTTATTAATATAAGCCGCCAATGGAGTCCCCTTTGTTGGGTCATATTTTTGGATTAAAGATAAAATTCCTCCGTCTCCAGTTTCTATTTCATCTGTTAATAGATCTATATCAAACCCGGGGGCATCACGTCTTTTATCTACAATCTTTTTAGTAATTGGAGAAAATAGTTTTATAATATCAAGTGCTCCCTCAACTCCTTTTTCATTATAGATCTGTTGTACTTTGTCAGATGATATTGATCCCTTAGATTCATTTATTATTTCTTTTACATCAGTTTCATCATCTTTAACAACTTCTTTTTTCTTAACTTCAGGTTTTGCTTCTTCTTTTGGTTTAGCTTTATCAGCAGCTATTGCTTTTGCTAGATCGGCTTTTAATATTTTAGATCGGTTTTCATAGTCATCATAATCAAGATCATCATCATTATCGTATTGATCTTCTAGGTCTTCTATTTTTTTCTCAATAGCTAATACCTCTGCTGATTTTGAAAACGCGACACCCGAACCAACTGAAGCAATACCTTTAATTTTTTTACCAGATAAATCGCCGGCTTTTTTCGCTGCCGCCGATTCAGTAGCGGCTTCTATATCTTTAATAGTTAGGGTGCCATTAGCGATTTTTTTACCAAGTCCAACGACAAAATTAAACATATCAGCCTCTCCTTTAAAATCAAAGTCATACTGATCGCTAAATTCTTTTTGAACAAGCATACCAAATACACCAGCTAAACCACGTGCTTTACTAGCGTATGTTATTTTTCCGCTAGATACTTCTTCTAAAAATCTGGCTATTACTTCATACGCAAGAAAGTCTCCTTTAGAGTCTTTTTCAGTGTTTGCTACAAGTCTGTCATAGACATTACGGTCTAATGCTTTAGCAGTCTTTAATAATTGCTTTGCTATTACAGCTTGTGCATCAGGCTTCTTTTCAAATATAATATCAAGAGCATAATGGCCTACCTCATGCGTTCCAATTTCGGTACGTTGAGCTGCAAGCATAGCTTCCTTTACTATTACTTGGGTGCCCAATGCATTGAATCCGTCTGCACCTTCTTTTAGTTCTGTTATAGCAATCGCTTTATTCATCTCTATCGAAGCTATATCTTCTTCAGATTCGGCTTTAGCGATTTCGGCATCGTATAAAGCCTCTGTAAAAGCAATAGCTTCTTTTTTATTATCAAATGCTTTTACGTTTGCCCCTTCAACCTTACTAACTTGTTCTATATTTTTATCAATTCTACCTTTTAAAAATATTTCGTAAGCTTCTTTAGTGATTTGGCTTTCCGTTGGCTCTCCATCAGTTTTTTTATCTACATTAGCTTTAGCTTGTGTAAATATTTGAGCGTATAATTCTGGCTCATTTGTTTCCAATGCTTCTAAATCAGAAAGACCACTCATTAAATTTGAAGGTTTCACAACCTTATTCTTTGCATTTTGTAACTTTTCAAATTTATTTCTTAAATCTTCTAATTTTTTTTCTTTTAATGTTTGTGGAATATCCTTATTGGCAAGGATTTCGTTAGCTTCATTTTGTAATTTAGCCTTCTGAGTTTCAATTGATATTACAGCTTTAGCTGCTCCAGCTCTTAGATTATTGCCAACAAGTGTTTCGTGAGCCTCTATTTCGGTGGCAATATTTTTTGACACCTCATCCATCGATTCTTTTATAATTTTTTTAGCGGCTGGAGTATCCGCCATTTGATAGTCCTTGCTTAAGCTAGCAAGTTCGGTCTGTAACTTCCTAATATTTTCTTTTTTGCCATAAGTAGCAAAAGTAGACATATATGCTCCTCTAATATGGGGTGCTCCGGCTAATGCGGTTCCCATTGCAAATCCAGAAAATGCAGCATGATCAACATTTTGTAATACTGGATTTCCATCTATAATATTTTGCGTTATCTGAGTACCAGCTTCGCCTGCCGACTCTAATAATTGATCGGCAACAAATCCGGGGGTTTTGTTTTTAAAATAAGCTTTAAGACCATTGTCTATTAAACTTTCGCCGCCACTTTGAGACATAAAATTACTTTGAGCGCGTTTTAATATTGGAATAGTAGATATAGCTGAGAATCCAGCTTCGGCAGCTCCATAGGCCATAGAGGATAACCATATTTCCGTATCTGAATAATCTGCTTGTCCTTTGGCCACCTCTGATTGCATTTGTAACATTTTGTTACCAGTAGTTGAGGCCCCTATAAATGCTGTAGCCCCAGCTCCGCCTCCACTAGCAATAATACCTACTATTATTGGTATTTGTGTTGATACTTCTTGAGCCATAAACTTACCAAAGTTACCGACATCGCTAAACGCATCTTCAAATGTTACGTCTCTACCATAAGATTGTTTTATGTTTTTCAAGAAGTCGGAGGCATCAATTACAGTTTTCTTTACAAACTCATCGGGGGTTTTGATACCCAATGCATTTGTAACCGCCCTTTGCAACCTGGTATTTGTTTGATACGTTATATATGCAGTATCTAACACCAATTCAGCTGTGCCTACAGCTATATTTGCCATATACTTTTCACCTAGATCATAGTTTTTTGCCGCTGCTTCTGCGAATACTGCAGTTTTTTCTAATTTTGCTAAATTATTATTTTGAGCTTTAAATAGATCATCATTGACTAGCTCTTGAGCTAACCCCTTCTCTTTTAATGGTTCCCAAGCATTATACATCCACAACGGCACTATAGCACCATTCTTTAGTTGAACTCGTGTTGTGTCCGCTGTATTAGCATTTATATTAAGTTTTAATAAATTTTTTGCTATTGTTTTTTCGTCATCAGCTGTTAACGAAAACCCTTTCATTCCTTTGTCTAGCAAATCAAATGTATTTTTTACTGTGTCAGTATTAGCAATTGCTACATTAATTTCTACAGCTAATTTATTTTGTGTTTTTACTGCCTCGCTTTCTTCTGTAATAGAGCCCACCAACAATGTAGATTGCATGGCTCTATCTTTCGATATTCCTTTATCTATTATTTGTGATCTTCTATCGTTTATTTCTTTTTTAGCAAGCATTTGTCTTACTACAGCTTTGCTCCGCTTATCTAATTCATCTTTTGATATATTAGGGTTATCATACAATATTTTTCTAGCAGCTTGCTTTAATTCTTGCTGATAAGGCACTATTGTTTCAGTATAAACCGCATTTGGGTCTATTTCTTTTGCTATAGATAATGATTTAGGGTCTTTTACCGAACGCTGCACTGTTTTTTTATCAAATAGGTCTGGTGCATTATATTTATTTTCAATGCCCGCTATAACCTCCGGAGTTAACTCCTTGTCAACATATAAATTAGTAAGTTTAACTAATTTATTTTTCATATATTGATTTTTGCCTAAATCAACGTTTTTTAAATTTTGGTCAAAAAAGTTTTTTAATATAGTTTTATTTTCGTTTAACTTAGATGATTTTTCGTCACTTCCTGTGTTCATAAAACTAATATCAAATTGCATAGGTTTTGATTCAATGCGCTTATTTGTTTTAGGGTCAATATAAACGGCTTTTACCGCGTCAAATTGATTTGATATATCGGAGCGCCCAAATAATGGAATAGCTGATATATTGGTTTCTTCAAAAGTTAACCCAGGAATACCCTGGTATAATGTACGCAAGTGATCAACCCCCTCCTCTTCTTCAGAGCTAAATAAACGGGATAAATCATCATCATCAGCCAATGTAGAAACCAAAAAGCTTCCTGGTTTTTTAAATGTTAATGACTCTATTTTTTTATCGTCTTCAGTAATTTCTACTTTTGGTGCTGTTTTTTGTAAGCTTTTTAATTTAGTTTCAATACCCTGAAATGCATCACCAAACTTTTTATATGCGGCTTCCGTGTCTACTTCAACAATCCCTGTTTTAGTTTTTTTAAACGTTTTCTTTTTTGAAGAATACCCGGCGTCTTGGTCTGGCACATATCCGCCTTTTTCGGTAACGCCAGAAAAACTTTTTGCCTTAGGCGCCTTGTATAACGCCTCAAGCCCTGCGTTACCAAATTTATCAAGCAAATTTGCCGTAGATCTTTCTTTTTGTTTTTTTACAGTTAATCTTTTACTTTTTATAATGGCGCTAGCCGAGGTTTTTTGCTCGGCTGCCATTTTATTTATTTGATCTTCTGTATATGTTTGCCCAGAGGCGTCAATGTATTCTAACATAAACTGCTTGATTTAGTTTTTATTTTTTTACTAGTATATTATTTTTTTACTTTAAATATTCCGGTTTTTAAATACTTAACAACGTCTGCCTTGCTGCCGGCTATTTTTTGCCCTTTATTATCACCAGCTGTTTGCACAATAAAGTCTTTTCCATCATGCATAACAGATCGGCCATTGTTTAAACCAAAATCACCTCTGGTGCCAGCTTCTATGCTATAAAGATCCTGAATTGTTTTTTTGTCTTCTGCAGCTTTTTCTAATTGCGATCGTGTTGGCTCGTTTTTATTGCTCTCCCCTGTGTTTTTGTTTACTTTTTTTGCGTCTTTATCTAATATATAAATATCTGAGTCTATTTTTTGTACTACTTGTTCTTCTGGAACTTTTTTATCCATCCAGTATTTTATATAAGCAGACTCAGCCTCTTCTCTTTCCCTTGGGTCAAGCACTTTATCGCTGTCTAGAGGATAAATACCTTGCTTCATTTTTTGTCTATGGGGAATTATCAGATCATTGTAGTAATCGGATAATGTTGCATCGTCCATACCCGCTAATTGTGATCTTAAACGTGGGGTTAGTTCGCCTTGTATTTTTTCTTTATCAACTTCAGCATATAATGTTACAGCACCCGGTTGATTTGGTAATTCCACTTCACGATATATTACTTTTTTTGTAACTGGATCTACTTTTAAAAAATTAGAAGTTATCTCTTCAGTTGCTTGCGTGCCTTTCGATGGATCTTTAGGATCTATAGGTTCATTAATAAAAATATTAGTAGCCTGAGACTTTATAGCGTTTGTATTAGCTGTTGTATCCGGTAATATTTTAATACCATTAACGTTTTGTTCAGTCATCTTTTTTATGGAAGACGCGTAAAATCTTTCTACTTCTTCTCCTTTGTCATCTCTAACTATCCACACAAGATTTTTTGTACTCCCGTCTTCATAAACAGCCTCTTTACTTCCGGGTAATTTATTACTTAATATATTTAAAGCGCGGGTTGTTTTAGGAGGCATAGACGAGGCGAGCCCGCCTTCTGTACCTACTTCCTTAGACATGGCCTCTTGCAGGTCTCCGTACATTCCGCTTAGCCCCGCTAGACTGGCCCCAAAATCGCTATCTATGGTAGAATTAATGTCCGCCATCTCCTGCATGGCTTTTTGTCTTTCTTCTCCTTTTAATGTATTATTCAGTAATCCAGACTTTAACTCAACCGCTCTTTTTATTAAAGGTTCAAATGTTTTAGATAAATCTATCTTATCATTTGCAGATTTTAATTTATTAGCCGCGGTCATTAAGGTAAATTCATATTGCTCAACCTCTTTTTTTATATTTTCATTTTCCTTTTTGCTTTCCTCTAACTTTTTAAGTTTTGCAGCTTGAACCTCTTGGTATGTTTGTCCAAACTTTGCAACAGACCCAGCCAAAGATTCTTGTAAATTTCTAAGGTGCTGGCCGCTTTGTGTATCAACTATTATTTGAGGATTTTCGTATGCTCCCATATACTATAATTTATTATTATTTATATTTGATTTTTCTAACCTGTTGATTTTGCATATCTAGCTGATCCAACAGCCTGCACAGAAGATCCAACGCCACCAATCATTCCAGTGAGTGCTCCCATGTAATCTGCCCGAGCCTGCATTTCTTGCGCTTGTGCCTGTTGTTCCTTACCGGCAACCCTATTCATTTTAGCGACCTCACGGCTTTCTCTTGTGTCAAACATGAATTGCTTACCGGCCACTTCTGCAGTTTGAACCCGCTGAGCTTCAGACATTTGAATACCTTGTATTCTCTGGGCTTCAGACATTTTCATTTGTTGTAAATTTTGCTCTCCTTCGGCTCTTAACTTTTGGTTTTGGGCCTCTTGCTGTTCAATGTTAGCAGATATTTCTTTTTTACTTTGCAATGCGGCTTGAGCTAACGCTGTAGCTCCTCCGGCTCCCGCTCCTGTTTGTTGTAAAGTATCTAATGTATTAGCCAGCGATAAGTCTGCTTGCTCTGCCTGGAATTCAGCTGCTTTTGTAGCAACGCCGAGGCTAGCATAGGGATTTGATACCATGCCTGACAGATCTGATGCTAGAGAACTAATATCTTTAACCCCCTCGTATGGGTTAATAATAGCTTGACGTGTTTTTTCTAATCTATCTAATTCTTTTGCTCTTGCTCTTGCAGCTCTTGCCGCGGCACGGCGAGCTCGATTAGCGCTACCCATGCCTATAAGGCCAGATGCAATTGCTGACGCTGCGCCGACGCAGCCAACTACTACCATTGACATATTTTATTCGTTTAAAAGTTTATATTCTTTGTATTCTTCATAAGACTCGCATGTTAACATATCTTCCAATGTTGCAATGTCCGTTATATTTTCAGGATTTGGATATACGTTAACGAAGACAGAATCTTCAACCGCATATATAACTCTTTTTGTGCCTTCTGGTGCATAAACATAACAGGGAGCTATATAATGATTAACCCCCTCATCTGTAGCAACAGTTATCTCTCCTTCTAATAAAAACCAAGTATGTGATATTTTGTATAACTTACCAATTACGACACCAGTCTTTTTCATAAACATTTCCCGAATATATATACCTTCAGAAAATGAATGTTTTAATGGGAACATATCAGAATTCCCCTTTGCTATTAATGGAGTATCCATTGCTAACATAGAGGATTCTAATTGTTCTACCTTGTTTATGAACTCGGCATTTATTAGCCGATGTTCCGAATTTAATTTAATTTGATTTTTCATTTATATTTAGTAACTTGATATTGAATATACCGAGCCTACACTCCAAAGTTCTTTTGGGCCACCAGGATTTGTTACAGAATCGGTTGACATTGTAACGGTCGCAAATCTACCTTTAATACCCGTCATTTGTTGCCCATATATTACTTCTTCACTTGCCGGTAAACTGTTGTTTGTTAAGTTAGCATAATACTTATTTTCTTTTCGGTCAAATCCATAATGGTATGTAACACCGCCATCTGTATAAATTCCGCCAATATAACTTGGTACTAATGCCGTTGTATCAGTTACCGAAATCCAAGTTCCAGGAGCGGATCCGGGATCAAATTTTTGAGCATCAGATATAAAACTATTAACCTGCCAGCCGTTATCCCCTTCGTAGTTAACTGTTTTAAAGTTCTTGGCTATTGATGGATTTTCATTAAGTACAAATGTTATTGACGAAGCCGTCGTTGTTCCATAAAATGACCCAACGGGGACATTTGGGCTATAGTGTTGCCATAGTCTTCCACTATTTAGTGAATATACTTTATTGCGGACACTAAATAATTGAGATGGTTTAAAAGTAAAAAATCCCGTAAACCCGTTTACTAATTCATCAAAATTTGTTGTAGCGTAATATTGATCAGGGTTTGTTCTACCTGTTTGCAAAGATAATACATATTGTTTATTATGTATATCCCACCCGCCAATAACATATCCAGGACCAACATCCGGAGAAGCTGAACTTATAGAATTAAAAGCATCTCTAAAAAAATCAGACATTCCATTTTCTGAAATTTCTGTTAGCCCGTCTTGAGACAACCTAAGCACCGCATTACGGAATCTATCTGTAAAGTACTTTCTATATCCATATACTGCAAAACTTTGTGGATCTTGGCTAATGCCATAGTTTCCTGCATAAGCCTGTATGTCTCCAATAACAGCAAATGACGAGGTAACTGTTCCCCCGCCTTCCGCTGAGTATATTGCATCCTTATCAATTAATGCCCTACTAACCTTGTCTTCTTGGAATATAATTAAGTTTGTATCTTCGGCATACAGTTTTTGGATTGAACCATTGGCTGGATTTAAACTTTTTGTTATTTCTTCCCCAACTGAAAATTGATTAGTGTTATTTGTACCTGTTCTAGAGTTATATACACCTGAATATATTAATGAATTTGATCGTATTGACGCTCCATTATCATCTTCAACTATATAAGCTTTTACCCCAAAATCAACGGTTGTATCATTATACCCACCTTGTATTCTAGATTCTTCAATAAACCATTCTCTATCATTTTCATTTGCTATTAAATCAGGCACTGGGTAACCACCTATTTCTACCGGTATACCAAACGACCCACCGTATACAGGCTCAAAGTCCGCAAGGTCTTCTGTTAATACTTTTTTTAATAGAAAAGTATTAAAATATTTAACTTCTATTGATGCTGCCATATAATTATTATCACTTATTTATTGTATTAATTACGGTAGTATAATGAATTTCACTATACTACCGTAATATTATTGTATATTCTTTAATTTATATACATTCCCCCTATTCCACCTTCGGTACCATCGTATGTAACAGCTATATCAAATGCCCATAAGCCTGGCCCGGTTAACTCTATTTCATCGATTGAGTAACCGCCTATTCCGTCGTTATAATCTGCGATTAATACAGGAAATGGCCCTCCAGGTCCAGTTATAGTTACTTGAGCTAACACCCTGTTTGGTCCCCATGGGAATGGAAATGCTCCAGCTCTTATAGTAGCAGTAACGCCATCAATAATATCTATTTCACCAATTGATGAAAAAACTCCAAAAGGCTCATCTCCGTTTGAAATTATACCGGGACCGCCAGCAATTACTGTAGTAACAATACCATATTCCTCTGAAATATTTATAGTTACCGTTAATTCATCAAATAAACCTCCGGCATCTTCCAAACGTATAGTTACAACATAACTGCCTTCTACAACGTCCCCTCCTGGCTGAACTAATAATCCTGTTACTGGATCTATATAAAATTCTGGACTATAACTTGCTATTGACCATGTTAAATCGTCTGTATCTTTAGTAGGATCGGCAGAGCCATTAACTCCTATAAACTGATGAATACCAACTTGACCTATAGGGAAATCATATACTATAGGATTTACCAAAGGATCAGGATCTATAGTCGGGGCAACATTTTGCAAAGCCCCTGTCCTATTAAATGTAGTCGTTGTGGTAAGAGTCGTAACGGTTATAAAGAATTTGTAAGTCTCCACATCTCCGGCATTAAAGCCATAATAAAAAAGATCTGTAGTAATTAAATTAAATGTAAAGCCTGGGCCTGTAGCAATTGCAAACCGCCCTACCACTGGATCTCCAAGCTCATCAAATACTTGTAAAGACAAATCCCCAATAGAAAAAAACATTGGGTTGCCTAATACGTCAGCAAAATAAAATCCTGTTACTGCGTTATCGCCTAACTCTGCGGATTCAAATAAATTGAATGACCATGCGTTTAATGAATAAGGTGCGTCCGTGTCTTCTACAATTGCTCGATTAAGATCATCTATTATACCTGATGTTGACGTTTCCCAATATATATCTAATCGTGAATCAACCGGGTCAGTTTCTAACACAGCTAATCTAGCTATAACTGGAGGCTCGTCAAGAATAGAAGGTAACCCATCTGTATTCCTACCTATCCTAGTTACCGTAGACATCCTACCGATTAATGGATTAGATATATTTTGGTAAAATTGATAATACTCTTCTATTACCGGTGTAACGGTTGGAGAAGAATCAGGGAATAAAGAATTAAGCGTAGATATTGTGTTTACAAAAGCAAAAGTATTTCCAGGATAAAATTGTTGATTTAAAAAGTTTTCTTCTAGTGGATCGTCTATATACAAATTATTAACTCTTGAATATAATCTTACACTACTTCTGTATTGCTCTTGCGTGCTGCTTACGTCGTTTAAATCTCGTGGCACCTTATTTATATTATCTCCAATAAGTACAAAATGAGATGTTTTATCAAGTTCTTTTTCAAAATCTACAGGATAAGCAGCCATTACTCCTGGCAAGTACACATTGTAATAATCTTGTTCATTTTGTTTTACTACAATTTTGTATGAGTACCACCCTAATGGATTATAATCTGGCAATCCAGAGTTGCCTTGATATATACCAGGCCAATCTAATATGCCATTCCCGGATATTACTTCATTAAATAAAACTTTTAATGAATATCCAGGCCATTGGTTTATTATTTGCCCATTTTGTGGTATATTGGTGCCCGGCTCTTTTTCTCCAAAATACGGCACATACAATGAAGCAGCTCCGTAACTAGTAGGGCCTACGTCTGCAGGTATAACCGCATTTGAAAGTATAACCCCGGATTGACGCCCAAATTTATCGGATAATATTACACCAACCTCATAGTTTCTGTTTTGTTTTACAGAATGATTTGGATATTCTATTTTGCTTGTATAGTTTCTTTCAAGATTAAACTCAGCTTTGTTGTTACATACAACATTGTAGTTTAAGAATTTTGGATAACCTTGTTTATCTTGGTAATTACTGTAAACAACTCGATTACTAATTATTTCTTGACCCAAAGCCCTTACGGGGGTTTTATCATATACCCTAATTAAATCTCTTTCGGGCAATGTTTTAAATGGTTTTTTAGATTGATAATTATAAACATATACATCTGAAGCGCCTGCTTGCGCCGCTATTTCAGAAACGGGTATAATATCAACAACTTGAACAGCTAGCCCGTCAGATTCTTTATACAGTATGTCTATCTCTGATATTTTGCATATAGATTCTAGCAGATTTCCAGGACATGGCAACTTTATCTGCAAGTAAATATCATTTACTTTGTTATACATGAATGACACTACTGTGCTTCTAAATGCTGCTGTTTCATTATCAACTATTGGCTCTTGACTAGGAACAGGATTTTCTTCATATAAAAAATACCCGTCTTGTTTTGGTATAAATGCTATTTGCGTAAATGGAGCAAATATAGAATATTCGTTATCATCAAATCTAAACCTATAACTGAATCTAACAAATTTATCTTCTAAATAAGTCGGATCGCCTATAAAGTTAGGATTATAATATGGATTAGCATTAAATTTTATTTCTTGATTATCAGCTAAAGTTATATTAGTATCAACCTCTACTGTAAAGGTAATTGGATTATAATCAATTACTCTTACCTCCTGAGGAATACCAGTTCCTGAAACAATTTGCCCAATTTGCGGTTCAAATCCTGCTCCCGGGTCATCTATAATAAAAATACTTGCCGCGGTTATTGCCCCATTTACAATAGCGGTTGACCCAAACGGAGGTAAAAATTCGCTAGTAACATCATACATGGTTGTTTCATACTCGCCCGGAGCTTCTACACTTTCCGCATATAATTCAGGTGCATATACCGGACTAAGCTTAGCCACAGATATTTGATCCTCGTACGTATAATAAATAGGAATTGCTAAGCCGGTTGGATTAGCTCTATCAACATTTATTTTTCTAGGCTGATTTCTATTATCAGTCCAAAATAATAAGTTTTCCAAAAGATTTACACCTATTATCGGTGAGTTTTTTGAAAAATTTAAAAAAGCTCCTTCAACTAGTTTAACGTATGTATTTTGTAACACATTATATACGTAAATATAGTTTTTTGCCGTAGGCGAGTAATTAGGAGTTGATGTTGGGGATGTGTAATCAGTTAAAAACAAAAATACTCTATTATTAGCGGTATCAACAAAATAGCCAATACAGTCTAGGTTGGCTGCCCCCGTTAAAACATTAAAGTCTACAACAAGCGCATTGCCTAATATAGTTTGTAAAGTACCAACATTTGAATTTTCACTCTTGCTTATTTGGAGGTTTATAGCATTACGATATTCATTTTCAGGTAAAAGCCTGTCATCAATATCTTTGTTCATTCTTCCTCCTGTAAAATTATTTGTAGTTTCTGCCATTATATTTTAATGTTTTATCCATTTTGATTTGCCTCTCATTACCTGTACAATCTCATGTAACTTAATATTAGACAAACGTAATTTAGCATTTCTTAATTTAGCAAACTTTTCCTTATTAAATCTTTGCACAAGGTATTCTGGTGAATCTCTTCTGGTAGCAACGATAGCGTGTATAATATATGCATACATTGCGTCCTCCGCCATTTTTGGCACTCTTGTATCTAAGTCGTAAGCTAAGCCGTCAGATATATAATCTAATGTTATTAATGCGTCACGTAAGTTGCTAGAAAAAGAAACTTTGCCTTCTCTATCATTTATTGTAAACCACCCATTTCCCTGGGAGTATTGTGGGTCAAGACCATATTGTCTACCAACTATCCCCCAGTTGTCATCGTCGTAATTATCATAATATACACCTTCATTTAAGCCTTCCCAGTTGGTTAAATACATACCATTTATTAAATCTGTATTGGCTACCCTCCATCTTTCTTCAATTATAGGATTCATTTCAATATTAGAGTTGAATTCATCTTGTATTTCGACTCCATAATTGTCCTGTAAAGGAGCTTCAGATGGATTAGATGTCAAGTTATTAGCTGGGTATATTGGATGCTTTACACCTTGCCTATCTACCCAGTACATGCCTACGTAGTTTACATAATCCTGCGGCAATACTACACTTAATGAATGAGGCACGTTTAATTCTTGAGACTTAATGCTTTTTAGTGTATCGTAACTAAATTCTTGCATTGCTCGTTTAGCGTGAAATATAACGTCAGTTCTTTTTACATCGGAGATTATTTTACCCGCGCCAACATAAGCAACCATAAAGTTATTTACTATATCTACCAATTTAGTGTACTGGTATCCACCGTAATTTTCTTCTACAGTATTTCCATAAGCGTCTTTATTGCCATAATTACCACCTGTTAATAATTTTAATTGCACTACAATAAAACTATTTGCGGCAGGAGGAGAAATAAACTCTATGGTATTATCTATAACAGAATAACCACCTGTGAATTCTGTAAAAGTACCAGGAGCTCCGGTTAAGCTAGTATATAGTTTAAAATTATTTAAAGCATAATTTGCTGAACTTGGATTGCTAGCGTACCAAATTAAATCTGTGTTAAATGTTGTTGTAAAAGTGTCGTTTGTTCCATTTCCTCTAAAACTTTGAGCACCTTCGTAATATTGTCTGTTTGTTTCGGTTACTAAACCGCCATTCGGCATTGGCATATTAATTAGTTTTTAGAGTTAATTTCTTCTGCTTGTGATTTTTGTGCTGCTATTTGTATGATCTCTGGATCTCTAATTATAACCCCAGCATACAATAATATTTTTGTAATAACATTTGTTTGTTCTGATGGATCCAAGTCAAACTGAATAGAGTTTGCTGGCGAATATATGTAAGGCCCATTCGTCCAAGGGGCGCCTCCTGTTCCAGTATATCCCCATATAACCCCAAATGGATTTGGCTTTCTAATATATGAAACACTAATGTTATTCGTTATCTCTTTTGGATAAACATATATACGAGGCAATGTTGGCGTAGTACCAATGGTAGCCAATGTTGCATTTTCATATAAGTATATCGGGAATTGTTTTGACGGCTTTGTAAGCGGAGACAAATTAAGATATAATAATTGATCTTTTTGTACTCGCTCTACTTCAACCTCGTCTTTATATATTACAGTACCAAGCTTGTGTAGATTTGCCGGTACAACAAAATGGTCAACGCTAAACGTGCAGTTGCCAAATGTTTTGAATATAGACAATAGACTGTCTATGTTTTTTTGTCTGTCGGCATACTCCGTATTAGCTTGTGGAACTCTTAATTGTTGGTTTAAATCATCAAAATACGCTTCAAATATTTCCAATTGCACTTGAGTGGCTACTTTGTTAAACTCATCAGGAGTCATATATCCTCGTTGCTCCTTATTGAGGATTGATAATACTGTTTTGTAAACTGTATCTACGTTTATTGCCATTTTATATGTGTTTTATTTATAGCAAATAAGCCACCTTACGATGGCTTATTACTATAAGGTTCTATTATTTTAATCTTTTTTGTATTGATTGGTAAATCTGTATACCTTCATCTGTTTTAAAGAATGCAGCCATAGCTGAGTATGGATTCTCATCAAACGGAACGGTCATAAGTTTTCTACCGTTGTCACCCCACGTGAATGTACGTTGATCTTGTGATAATACAATAATGCGGTGTTCTGCCGCAACAATAGCTGTATTCCTTAATTGTACGTTTTCATCGTTAGCTAACTCTAAAAATAAATTTGGATTTTTACGTGCCATCAATAATAAGTCTCTTCTAATTTCTTTTGAGCTCATTTTATTAACTCTTGACCCTACTTCAACTCGTAAGATACTTTCTGCATGATCAATATCCATTTCTAAAGCCATATTCAAAGCTTCTACTTCTAATTCTATTTCATCTAAATCCGTTTCAGCGTTAGCTATCGGGTTAAACTCATAGTATTTTTTATTTAAAGCTGGATGATATAGTGATAATAATTTTTGTAAATTTTGTTTTGTTTTTGGAACAGTTAAAACGCCATCTCTAAAAATAATGTGTCCTAAGGTAACTTGTCCTTTTTGTTCCTCAACTAATGGAGAGTTTTGATTTGTTGCATATCTTATTTCTCTTTGTTCTCCGGTGGTTTCATCAAACCATAATAATGGGTATCTTAAATTATGTCTACTATTTAATGTAAACGTAATAGGGACAGAGTTTCCTTTTAAATAATAGGTTCTATCCTTAATTTCCCATGTATCCTTTTTAGCAGTTTCTTTTTTTGCTGCCTTTGGTTGTTCAACGATTTCATCTTGTTCGTTTTCAATGAACATATTTTCTGGTTGAACTAATGCCGCTTCCGCGAATTCTTTAACAGCTTTTGCTGTTGGTTTTTTTGTTGTTGCCATATATATAATATAATTAAATAATTTTGAAAGGTAATAAAATCAAATAATTACTCTCGAAATAATTATCGAAGGTAATAAAAGCAAATAATTACCCTCGAAGTTATCATCGAGGGTAATATTTACTTATTTTATGCTTATGCTGTAGCAGCAGTGAATAACACGAAGTTATTGGCTCCTTGAACAACTAAACATCTTTCTGATAAGAAGTGTACCTCCATTGCATCAAGATCAGAAGTGTAAGCACCACCAACAGATCCAGTGATCCAAGACTTCATTCTACGATCGTCAGCTTGTGAAGCTCTATAACGTACGTGTAAGAATGGACGTCTAATGTTACTACCTAAGATTTGATCATAAACAGTAGAAGTTCCAGCTGGCACTAAGATACCATCAATGCTTGATACTTCAACAGCTCCACGAGTTGATGCGTCATTTAAGTATTTCCAATCTGTTTTATAGAAATCGTAAGAACCTCTACGGAATCCAGAGAAACCTAAGTTCAATGCCATTTCAGCAGAGTTTTCAAATAAACCGTAAGCAACACCACCAGCGGCACCAGAAGATAAAGAAGCTAACATATCATCAAAATCTAAAGATGTTTGACGGTTTAAGAACAACATGTTTTCTTCGATAGCACCTTGAGTATCCAAGTTTTTAAGGATTTCATCAAAATCAACTAATCCAGAAGCAGCTGTAAACCCAGAAAGTACATTACCTCTTTCTTGAACAGCAGCAAATAAACCTTGAGTTCCTTTGTAAGATACATCACCAGCGATATTTGCAACACCTGAACCAGCAGCGGCTAATTCACCCTCAACGATTGACATTTCCAAATAATCTTCAAAACGTAAACGAGTTTCAGATTCTGCTTTCAAATACCATAAGAATCCACTAGCTCCGTCTTCTGTAGCAATTTCTACCCACCCGATTTGAGCAGTGTCAGATCCTGAAATACCATATTTTTCTTTAATGATAATTGGAGAGTTAGAATATTGAGTAAATGAAGGAGTAACTGATTTAATATCTTCGTCTCTTGTTCCTTTTTTGTATTCAGAACCATAAACAAAGATTTTTAAGTTAGTTGGTCCAACCATATCAACATCACCAGGAGAAGTCACATTCAAGTTAGCCTGAGTATAAGGAGCTACAGTAATCGTAGCTAATGTTCCAGCTAAATTGTTTGTGCTATCAAGTACTAATACTTTTAATTCAGTACCAGTTGTTGGATTCATAATAACCAAAGTTTGGTTTTTAGAGATAACATTTTGAACGATAGGTCCTAATGAAGGATTATTATTCAATACAAATGTTAATGTAGTATTTGTTGCTCCTGTAACATCTGTATAAGCAATGTGTAATCTGTTTTGTTCAGACCATACTACTTGATCAGAAGTCATTGGCATCTCTGCTCCTACCATACGTAAGAATCCAGATAAAGTTCTGTTCCCGTAACGCTCTACTTCAGCTTCGTAGATTTCTGGTAAATATTGCTGCGCGAAGTCATTGTCTCCGTTTGTAAAGTTTAAATAGTTTGTCTCTAATGCTTGTTGCTTCTGAGAAGGTACTATTGACCCAAATTGTGGTGATAAAGCCATAATTTTTTTAATTTTTAATTGTTAAATTTATTTTTGATTTTTAATTTTGTAGAATCAACACCATTTATAGCTTTAACCTTAAAACCATTTACAAATATCTCTCCGCTTGCAGATTGCCTTGGAGTAGTCGATATGTTATTTGATTTTGCGGTTATTTCCTTAATAGCGTCTGCTTTACCTTGCTCATAAAAATGGCTAGCTAAAACATCTACATTTTCCGCAGCATATATTGCTTTGTGATAACCTTTCAAATCTTTAACTTCCCCATTGTCGTCCAAGAACTTCTTAACTAAATTGGTAATATTTGATTGTTTATCTGCTACAACTTCTGGATTTTGAACACCGTATCTGAAATTTTTTTCCCCAACTTTGAAATCAAAACCTTTGAAATCCTGAGTAAAAAATTGTTTTGTATCGTTCTTAAATCTTGAATGTTGAGTTTCAACAAATTCCTGCTCTTTTTGGTATCGATTGAAAAAGTCCAATGCCTTTTGTTGATCCTTATTTACGCTCGGTCGTAACTTTACTTCCTCGTAATATTTTGTTTTAAGATCTTCCAAAAAACCTTTTGCTTTTGCAACCTCTTCCTTAAACGCTAATTTCTTTTTACGGATTTCACGTTCATCGTCCTCGTCCTCGTCGTATGCAAATCGATCATCCATTAGAAAATCAATTTCATCTTCATTTAGATGAGGTCTAGTTTTTTTATAATATTCTTTTAATAATAATTCATTATTAACATTAGAGTAATCAGCATTAAGTCGAACATAATCTTCTACTGTGCCACCTGTTTCTTCCATAAATGAAATCAACTTCTCAATGTTTTCTGGTAATTGCTTGCCGGTTGCCTCTGCTATATTGACGGCTTCTTGAGCTTCTTCAACTAATTCTTGCGCGCTCGCAGTAATTTCATCTTCTGAAACTTCCTGTAAAGCGTTTATTTGAATTACTTCTTCTTGCTGCGAGTCAATGTTTTGGGTAATGACTGTGGGTTCGGAGTTTCCTTCATCCACTTTCGGCAATTCCACTTTGGTGATTTCATTGCCCAACACGCTTTCATTTGTTGTTTGCTCTTGAATGGCATCTTCTTCTTTTTTAGGTGTTAAATCTACTTTCGTTACTACTCCTGGTTTATTCAACTTCTTAGGAGTGGTAGCTTTAGGTTTTTGCATTTTAAAACTACCTTCTTGTTTTACTTCTACTGACATAATATAATAATATAAAATTTGTTAATATTTTTTTACATAAGACCTAAGTCAAATTCATTCATACCGCTGTTTTCAAAATCCTTTGGCATAGTATTATTTTTTCTTTGCTCAATTAATTCTGATTGTTGTGTAGCTTGTATTTTTGTTCTTTGATCTTTTCTATCTTCTGCTTGTTGTAATTTTTGATTAGCAATATCAACTTGTAGCTTTGCTAATTCAAAATCATATTGGAATTGTTCCGCCATAAGTAGCTTCTTGATTTCCAATTCTTGCTGCATTCTTTGCATTTCAAATTGAGATTTTGACTGTAGCACCTGTATCTCTGTTTGCGCTATAGCTTCTCTTTTTTGAACCTCAGCCATTGCTGCAGCTTCTGATGCTTGCGCTTGAGATTCGCCTTGTGCCTTAATCATTGCTTGCTGATTTGCTTGATCTCTTTCTTGCTTTTTCTTCTTTTTAAATTTTAAAGCTTGATTAGCTAAATCTATATTCGTTATTCTGTTTAAATCAATAACGTCTTCAAGATCTATATTTCCAGCTTGTAAGGCTATTTGTATATTTCTTTGGAATGCTGCTTTTTCTTCTTCCTCTGGCTCCAATTCAAGGAATATACCAAAGTCATGCAAATTAAGATTTTCAATTTCTCTTAACGTTTCTACATTAAATAAAGAAATACTTTCTATTAATGATTGTTTAGTTAATGGAAAATTAAGCGAATCCCCAATTCGTAAAGAAACATTTTCGCACACTCTTAATGTTAAATACAAACTAGCATCTTTAATATGCCTAGTTGCTGTGTTTGAATTTGCAGCTGCCATTTTTTGTAATCCTACTAACGCGTCTGGATCTGGCGTACTTCCATCTCTTGCTTCATTTAATCCGGTGACATCTCGTATCATTTGTAAATAATACTGATAGGTGCCTATCAACGCTTGTATTTTAGCGTTGCCGTTAGATGTTTGTAATTCCTGGATTGGCACTTTGCCTTGGTTAAATCCACCGTCTTGTGACATAGATCTACCTACAATACTACCTGTTTGGAAGTACATATTAAGAGCTTCCGCTGGATTGTAATTTGTACCATTACCTAAATCAACTTCAGCTAATCCATCTACGTCTACAAATACACCGTCAGGAACCATTCTAGATAATACCTGTTGCAATTTAAGGTGCGTTAATTGAATCATATCAGCAAAAGTAGTAGTTCTACTTACCAATGACTCAATTCGTCCTTTATATATTCTTGGCGCACAAATGGTATAATTCATCTGTACTTTTGTGGTATCAGCAAATGGACGCGTCATATTTTCAGCCAATTTCCATTCTAGCATTTTTTCATATCCAAGAATTTTTGCTCCTGTATATAATACTTCAATACTCCTAGACACCCTTTTGAAATTATCGTTTTCAGGTGGGTCAAAACTATCGTCTTTTTCAATAGCTTTTTCCATACCTTGTTCGGTTTGCTTTATTTTAAATACTTGATTTGAATAAGTCTTGTATTCAAAATATAATACTTGAACAGTTGTATTGTCATTACTTTGTCCAGGATAATTACGAATATAATTCATATCTCCCGGATATTTTTCAATCTCTTTTAATTCATCATCTGATAAATAAGGAAATTGTTTTTTTAATTCTTCTAAGCTTATGGCTTTTACTTCTCCAACATAGTATACATCTTCAAAGTTAGGGTCCTCAGTATAAGAATATACTAAATTTGCGGGATCTACATAATCAATAACTATACCATTAGCGGGATTCCACGATGTTTTGGCACACGCAATCCCAATAACCGCTAAATCATAATTAAGTCTTTTAGCAATATAATCATATTTATTAGTTGCTAAAACCTGGTTTATAACTTCTTCCTCAGCAATTTCAATTGATGGCTTGTAATCAAGCTGCAATCTCATTTCTAATTCTTCTGTTGATTCAGGTAATTCGTCGGGGTTTGTAGTATTATATAAATTTACGCCAAGCTTACTATTTATTTGGTCAAGCAACTCGCGTGCCATCATATCTCTAATAATACCAGCCGCATAATCTGTTTTTGCTTTTGTTGAAGCGGGATCTTGAGCATAAGCTTTTATGCTATAGCTCTTATTAGATATACCATTAACAACAATGTCAACAAACTTTGGCAAGATAGGAATTGGTTTCCAATCTAAGTTTAAATAAGATAAATCACCGTTAATAGCTAACTCATCTTTGTATTTTTGTATTGGTTGTTCACCTCTTGCGTAAAGTCTTAATCTGTGAAAGTTTTGCCAGTTTGATCCAAATCTATCATTACCTGCTCCACCAACACGATCTCCTCTAAACCATTCGTTCTCGATAGCCCTACCTACAAGCGCTCCATATTCTAATGTCTGCTTTACGTAATCAGGTACTACCTGACTTGGGAAAGAACTATTACTGTTAGTATAAACCATTTATTATATTATTTTTGAAGTATTGCCGTTGTTGTCATATTTTTTAAATTGTAAAGGTACACTTCTTTTCGCTGTTTCATAAACAGGCGAATATTTGTGTCTATTACATGCCATTATAGCTAGTCCTGAACTAATAGAAGCATCATGCTTCGTTCTGTCATTAATATTAAACCTAGCCCAGTCATTTAGTGTTCTTTGAAAATACATATCTCCATAGCCATCACCTTGTATTCCAACGTGATCTTCTATATATGTTTCAATAGCCGCCGCGTGAGCTTGTATAATGTCTTGCCCTGAGTTTGGTATGCCTCCAATTTCTTTTTCCGTTGGAGATAACTTATTCCAAGTCTTATCGGGTCTATTCATAGAAAAACCTCTGTATCCTCTGCGTTTAAAATAATATAGTAGTCTAGCTTTATTATTCTCTGCCAATATAGGCATACCGTAAAATACACAGGCCATTAAAACCTCTTCAAAAAATATCTCAGCTGTTTGTGGTCTAGCTATATATTCTAAGAAAAAATGGTTTATTGGAATGCTTTCCATTGAAAATTTTGTTAAACCGTGCAAAGCCCCATTGGACCCTCTAGTGTCAACAGTTCCCGATATATCGTAACTATCGCAACCAAAAGCTCCACAGTGCTCATTGCCAGGAAATTTAACCCCATCTTTTATTATTACGCGGTTTTGTAAGTATTTATCGGGAACCCAGCTAATTAAAAATCTACCATCTGGGTTTGGATAAAATATAACTTTTGAATCTTGTATGCCGTTTTCCCATTGAAAACTACCTCTTGTTAATACGCTCGAGTTTCTAAGGTCATCGTTATAATCAATTTGTTCGTATATTTTAGTTAGGTTAAACAAAGATTGCTTTGCTTCATCTCTAAAAGCGTGTTGTTCTGTTCTTGGAAATTGACGGTAATATTCGTTTAGCGCGTCGGAATCTCCTTTTAAGCCTTCAACTTCATTTTGCCAGTGTTCAATTACTCCTGTTTCAATCCAATTGCCATCAACGCCTTTTACCGGTTTTTGCGGAGTATCGAAGACAGGTAGGCCATAAGTATCAATGAATCCCTCGTACGACCATTCCATAGGTATGAACAAACTATATAATCCTGAAGAAGTCTGTCCATTGCGGTTTCTTTTTGTAACATCCGAGTTGTAATAAAGTTTCTTAAAATTCTCTCCCCCTTTATCTAATGCATTTGAGGTTGACCCCATCATACACTTACCAATAACTCTGGATCCTAATCGTAAACAAGTTTTTGTAACCCGCCAGTTATTTAATATATTATCTGGGCGTTCCCATTTACCACTTTCATCATGTACTAATAACTTTAACTTTTCACCATCATAAGAGTTATCTCCTGTATTTTTCCAGTCAATAGTTGTGTCTAATCCATCAAGCTCTTCAAGCTTTTCATTAGTGTCTAATTTTTTACGCGTAAGTTTTGAAGCGGGTATTCTATATGCTAATTCCGTTTTTGGTCTATCCATACCGTCTTGGATAGGTTTGAAAAAGAATGGGTAATTTATAGATATTGGTACTACTTTGTCTGTGAACATCTTTTTAGCATCTGCTCCTGACTTAGAAAGTATACCGTATCTGGAATCACTCGATATAGTTGCTTGATTAACTAATTCTGCAGAAGACATAAATGAAAAACCGGAACGTCTATTTTTTAAATAGGACATACCGTAACATCTACTATCTGCTTTACAAGCTTCCCAGAATATAAAAAACAATCTATTAGATTCTCTAAAATCTGGAGCACCAATATCTATCTTACTCCATTGTAAGTACATATAGTGTGTACCTGTTATATAGGTAGGTTTCCCATTATTGTAAAATGAAAAACCTTCTTCTCTGCGTTTAAATTCTTGATCAATGTAATCATACCAGCGTTCCTTAAAGGCATCTGGGTATTTATTCCAATCAAAAACATTTTTTATTTTTGATAATTCTTTTGGAATTTCTAATTGTTCCCAATATTGATCTTCCTGTTTGCTTGATCTTTTATGCACTCCTTCTATTAAAGGTAGTGCTATTCTAAGATTTTGTATTTCGTATATTTCGCCAATTTTACCGGTCTTGCTTATAACAACAACGTCATGCTCTCTATCATAACCGTATTCCCATTTGTTGTGTCTATTTTTTTGTTTTATTATATTTGGCTTAATATAATCGATAAGCTCTTTATATAAAGTTTGTTCGTACATTACTTAGACCTCCCTTCTGCAAAACCTTTAAAAACTTTTGTTTCAGTTGTTTTTTCAGCGTCTTCTAGCATTTTTTCTTCTTCTTGTATTCTATTCAATATTTCAAGAGCATCAAAAATTGCTAATTTTTTAGTCGCTGCTGCGTTTTTTAATCTATCCGCAGATATATCGTCACCGCTATCTACAATTTTTTCTTCAGCAACTTTTATTAATTCCTCAACTGCTTTCTGCCCAGCTCGGATTATATTCAGCTTCGTCTCCTTTATGTTCATATTTAATTACAATATCATTAGATTTCATACAATATAATCTCTGATTGTCCACTATGAATTCAAATTCACCGTAAGGCTTGTATCCAACTAGGTCACCAGGATTGATTCCGAGCTCTTTTAAGGAGTCGTTTCCATATTTTAATACTCCAATACGTTTTCGCTCTTTATCAAGCTTAAATTGGTTAGTATTTTTTATTGGTTTAATAAAGCAACGGTCATTATAAGAATGCCATTCACCATCTTTATTATACAAATAAATTTGATCGGGAGCGCAAAAATATAGATCTTCTTTGAAATAAGATCTACTATTTTTTTGTTTGCCTCTAATGTCGTAAAAGCGTCTAAATACATTGTGATGTATTACAATAATATCGCCCGGCTTTATAGCTGTTTCAAAAGCTAACGGCACAGAAACCACTTCTGCTAATTTATTAACAGATTTAAAGCTTTCTATTTTGGTATTTATTATTAACGGTTTTCCGTTTACATCAACAGTATTATTATATCTAGAGCCTACAGGTTTAACTATAAAATCAAATACAGCTGTCATATTAATATTAATATTCTAAATCGTATTCAACAGAAATTGCCATATTGGAATTAAATTTTTTCCAAGGCATTATCTCGTCTCCTTTACCTATGTATATATTATAAGAACTGTCCATAAAATCAAACAGTATGCAAGATATGCGATGACCGCCATACACTTCCTGACCAACAGAATAGTGCATTGCGTCATCCTTATAATTTACGCCTATACTTATTTTTCTAATAACAGAATCCATAAGTTAAGCTTTTACTACCTCTTGATCAATTTCTGTATATGATCCGTCTGATAAGTCAATATTAATTGCTCCGTATTGCTTTTCTAATTCAAGTTTAAATTCTTCGGATTTTTTATTAACCTCTGCTACTTGATGTAATAAAGCATGTTTTTGTGTTTCTAGTGTCCCAATATTATATAATAATCCACCTAATTCTTTTTGGTGTTTTGTTATAATTTCTAACTCCTCTTTTGTAATTTGTTTTACTACTTCCATGTGATTAAATTTAATTGTTAATTGTTGTTATAATAATGTTAAAAATATTTTAATTTAGTTTTTTATCTATATAATATTATGCTAGAAACAGGTATATTAACAGCGCTTGTAACGCTAGTTACCATTATAGGCAAAAATGAGCCTTGATTTAATCCAGAAAAAGTAGTGTCAGCGCTATTGCCTGCTAATCGAACAGTAATAGAAGCGGGGTCTCCACTGGTTGTAAAAGCACCAATAAAAACTGCCGATGGCTGTGACACTTCTTCAGGAAATGCACTTAATGTTTTTGATGTTACCGCAAAGTCTGGCTGATTTCCAAATTGTCCCATAATTATTTTTTAAATATTTTGTTATATAAGCTTTGTTTTTTCATAGGTACTTCTAAAACAATATTACCAGGAAAAGTATAATCTTTCCCTGGTTTCATTAGTTTTTTATTACCTAAATTGTCAATACCTAAAACATCAAACTCAACATTCTTCATTGTTATGTTACCGCTAGGTATTACATTATATGGTTTGTTTTTGTCTTTGCTATTTTTTTTATAGCCTGTTTTAGATATATTCATAATTATCTTGTGGCTTTCCCTAAATTGCGCATAGTTTCAATGTCCTTAGCATCCCATTTTTCTGGAGCCTTACCACCGCCCGACAAATTATAAAGCCTTGCGGAGCTGTTTCTTGAGCTCATTGTGTTAAGACTGTCTCTTTTGTATTCCTGATATAGTTTTTCGTTTGACAAAATTTTGCCCTTTAAGCTATTTTTATTTGCTTCTTTAATAAGCCGCCCATCCCCTCCAACTATTCTAGCGTTTGTACTTTTGCCTGTTGGCACTTTTTTATTATCGCTTTCAGCATCGCCTCCTAAAAATTTTTTTTCGTAAGGAGCAGCCTTTGCTACGTTAGTTTTAGGATCAATAATAATGCCGTCTTTTTTAAACGCTTCGGCCGTTCCTGCTTGTCCGATTTGGCTTTGCAATTTCTTTTTGCCTTTTTCGTATGCAAGAGTTAGATCAAATCCTTGTTTCATTGGCGATCCACTCATTAATACTGGTGGGATACCAGCTCCTGTTTTAGGCATCATCTGTCTGCCTGGTGATTGTTTGTAAGCCATTTTTTTGTTTTAATTGTTTAGTTTTCTTTTGTAAATTAATATTCCAGGCACTTCTGAGACAATGTCTTCCGCCAAAGTATTTTCGTCTATAATAACAAACTTACCAATAGCTTTCCAATCGTTAGGTTTGTAATATGTTTCAATATACAAATTATTCTTGTTAAATTGATATGAAAGAATGTCTACTGCTTCGTTAGTTTCTTTTAAAATTATTGTTATTTTTAATTCTTTTTTGTTTACTGTTTTAAACTCTACGGTATGGAATTCTGTTTCCCAAGTGCCTTCTAAAAACTTTTTATTCATTTTTTGAGCACTTGCTGTAAAACATAAAAATAATGCTAATAATAATACTAATTTTTTCATAATAAATTAAATTAAGGTTATATTATTATTATTACACGTATTTATTGCTTTTTATACGCTTCTACTTCCCAGGGCAAGTTTTTAGCGCCCTCATTCATTTTTGAACGGGGATATTTTTTACCTTTCCAATATACGTATTTCTCATCGTAATCTAAATCGCCTCTTTTCATTTGAGCAACATGCACCATCTCATGCGAAATAGTTTTGTTCTTCTTTAATTCTAAAGGTGATATATCTTTGTTTACAAGTATTGTGCCGTTTGATTGCGCCATTCCAAGTATATTGTCGTCCATGTCCCTACTATATATTGGCGTATTGTGCATATTATAAGGAGGACCAGACATTTTAAATGCCATATTAATTTAGCATTTTTTCATTTTAGCCGCCGGTTTACCTTTGGTTGTGCCATATTTTTGCATAGGGGCAGGTGTTGTAACTGGCTTTGCAGCCGCTTTAGCTTTAGCCATATCTCCAAACTTTCTTTTTTGCATAGGTGCAGGTGTTGTAGCTGGCTTTGTAGCAGGTGCAGGTTTAGTTGCAGCCGCTTTAGCTTCTTTTTTTGCAGCAACTTTAGCAGCTAAACCAGCCATTACTTTGCTCGCCGCACTTTTATTTGTATTAGCTACTATTTCTTTTGCTTTTGCTTTTAGACCCGCTTTTAGACTCTCTTTTTGTTTAACTGGTGTTTTCATTTTTTTATATTTTAATTGTTGTCTTTATTTTTATTTTTATCTTCAAAGTGACTATATATTCTAATTGCAGTATAACCAATAGAAAGTATAAGAAGAATTATTTTTAATGCTGGTTCTAAATTTGTCATTGACAGAGATAGTGCTACTGCATTTAATCCATATAGTTTAATATCAGTTGCGCCCATTAAAGTTTACATTTCGCTCTCTGAGTAATTGGAGCAGAGTGATACATAGTGGGAGCCTTTTTAACTTCCATTCCATTTTTTCCATTGCTCGAACCTTGACCCATTGGGAAACCAGTCATATCTAATGGACCGTCCCATAAAGCGTTAGCTCCTGTAATACCGTTATTTTCTATTCTTTTAACGGCGGGTGTTGTCTTTCTCATACCTTATCTTTATTATTAATTAATTTTTATACTGTTGGCCCCATTGCTCTATCAAACGAATTTTCCATAGGCACACCAAATGCACCAGTTATTGTACTTTGCGCTTTTGGATTAAATGACACAGGAGCACCTGTGGGCTTAATCCCTGGATTGAACATTCTTGGATCTGATACTAACCCTGGTTGAGGCATAACTTTGCCGCTTAAACTAGCATTAGTTGTTGTTGCTGCAGCAGGCATTGCGCCCGTATTATTTGGTAACCCTTGTATTTGACTATCGTATCTCATCTTGTTTTGTCTTTGTTTAAATTATTTATTGCTGAACGTAACACAATATCTGTGTATGTGTTATTTTTCATTATCTTATTGCTTCTTGCTGTTGTTGGAATATTTTCCTCTCCTAGCATAATACGGTACATTCTATGTATTAGTTGTTTGCACTTGAATGAAACTTTATATATGTTATACTTTTGGGTTGTACGGTTTCTATTTCTCCATACCACTATCCATCCTTCTTTTAACAAATTGTTCCAGCGCTTATTGTCCCAACTATATGCGTATGTACCTATCTTATAATCTTGCTTGGTAAAATATTCCATGCAGTCAAAATATATTAATAATTCTAAATCAGCATCGGTAAGATCGTAATTTCTACAAGCCCATCTACGTATTAATCTATAATGTTTTAATAAGCCTAGATCCTTTATATCACTAGCTTCTAATCTTCTCATAGTACTATTACAACATCTTGCAACCTAATAACTTGATAATCTTGCCCTTCTAATTCAATTCCATGCCCTGCCGCTTTGTCATAATAAATAACATCCGCCTGCTTTAAACATTTAATATCATCACTTACAGAAACTACAACGGCCTCTTTATATCGAATATTTTCTTTGTCTTTTTCTTTTAATAATAATCCATTCTCTGTTTTTGATAACCCTTGCTTCTTAGGAAGGATCACAATATTATTACCTATTGCCTTCATTAACTCTTAAATTATTAATTACACAATCAGTTGACAAAATGGTAATAGCTACGGAAGCGGCATTTCTTAATGCGCTTTTTGTAACGGATAATGGATCAATAATACCAGCATCAATCATATTAACTAAATCTCCAGTTATTGCATTTAATCCAAAGCCATCTGGGCGATCAAAAACCCCAACAGGTATATCAATGCCAGCATTCGTTAATATTGTCTTAAATGGAGCCTTAATAGCTTCTAACAGAGCAGACTCTCCTTTTGTTAATGCTTTAATTTTTCTAGACGCATCTAAAAGAGCAATTCCACCTCCTGGAACAATTCCTTCTTTAATAGCGGCTTTAGTTGCGCAAATAGCGTCTTCAACTCTATCTGCTTTTTCTTTTAACTCAATATCAGACCCCGCGCCAACCTTAACTACCGCTACTTTTGCTGATAATCTAGCTAATCTTTTTTCTAATCTGATTACTTCTCCAGGAGGTAATTTTTCATTTAATTGTTCTTTTATTACATCAATTAAAGATTGAACCTCTTCTTTTATTTCACCCACATGGAGTATTGTTCCGGT